CACCACTTCGAGCTGAGCCTTCATTGTCCAATTTCCACTTCAACATCTCCTTCAATTGTGGATGGTCACAGGCCTTTTCCCAAAACACATGTTCCACCCTCCGCATCAGGGGCCTCGAGACATGCGCATCGAACCTTGTGACATCGAGCAAAACAATCCTACAACCGGGGATGCTATCGTAAGCCTTCCTCAACTCTCGGGCGAGAGAACGGGGACACAGGTTCTTGCCGAAATGACGTCCCTGGCCGAAACCTGGTATGTCATGAGACAAATACATCTTGTGTTCCGCCCTCCTTATGATTGAAGCAAGCTGTAGCGTGTACTCAAAGGACCGAAACTGAATGGCTCGGCAGTCTGGATAAGGTTTCTCGTCATCAAACTTATAGGCTTCCATCTTTACGAACATCTTTACGCGACTCTGGTCTTTCCTGACCAGCTTGCCTTGTTTCAACAGATTTTCATGGGCGCGCTGGTAGCGTGCGCGTTTAGCCCCAGTGTAGCCTGCGTATACCTCCGAGTACCGAACTGGTCGGGATGAACAATAACTCGCTAAGGTGACTGCAAAGGGGGTGACATACTCCTCAATGTATTTCTCGTTAGGCCTGCGGACACATTTACCAACCCTCATCTCCAGCGCATTGATTATGTTGCAGATGCACGGTTTGGGATAAAACCAGCGTTGCTGTGTGATTTGAGTGTTGATAACGGGAGGAGACATGTACATCTGAGGCCTACGGGTTGGGCGGCAGCGATAGTTGGAGGGCATATGGGTGATGGTAAGTTGAGAGCCGGAGCATTCAGTTCCGGAACAATCCGGGGCGTGCTTCTTCGGCCGAGGCCCACCATAACAAACCATTTCCCTCTCAACCACGCTAGCCTATTGGCGTGGAGGGAGAGGAGCCGACAGTCCCAGGTTGGTCTTGAGACACCACCAGCTCAGCCGGATCCTCTGACCGACCGTCGGCCGAGTCCGATTTTCCGTAGCTGCCCAGTGTATCATCCAACGTGCCCTGAGATCATTGGCCACCTCTTTCCTCACCATTTCAAACTGTGCTTGAACGAATCCAGAACCGGGGCATAATGCCTCCCGACAGTGTGATGCTACCATTGCTCCATGACTGCCTGGGCTTGCCCTCTCGTAGACGATTTCCTTGGTCTTCTTGTTGCCGAAGCCTATCTCGCACCCCTCTCGTTTGTGGACGGCCATTAGCTCGCGGTAAACGTCTGCCAACTCGCCATCACTGAACTTAAAATTGGGGTCGGACATTAGCCTGACAGCATGTTCCAACAGTGAGCAGTATTCGATCTTCTTGCAGCGGTAGGGCCTTTGTTTGCCCCTCGTTCCGCGTTTGCGACCCCTGGCGTACTCAATTTCAACAAACTTCTTGTACGTCTGCTTGGAAGCTGTTGGCTCAGCCGGATCGCCGAAAACAGCGTCCTCCCGATCCTCCCTAGTGACGATGTCACGGGTGGACCTAACAAGAGCACTCTCCTCAGATCTGATCGCTCGATCACCATTCCACAGCACCAAGCTCCTGCTCGTCGTCTCGATTTCTGTTACAGTTACGATCTCGGTCGCGCCCGACTCTGATTCCGAACTGCTTTCACTCTCCACCAAGCTCGTGGTCTCGTCCGCCGTGCACCCGACATCCGCAATGCGGCGTGCACCCCTGTCTGGCGTTTTAACCCAGTCGACTAGACGCGTCCACAAACCCCTCGTGTCTCCTTGCTCAGGGAGCTCCACGGTAGCGGGGCTGGGTCTCTGGGCCGTCACGGTGACCCTCGTCTCTATTGTCGTCGTCCTGGAACGGGACCACTGTTGACTACCCGCCCAACATGTTGCTAGTTCTACAGTCTCCTCCGGGGTGAGGCGACTCCCAAGCTCCACGTAGTGCGAGCCCAGTGGGTCACAGAGATAGCCCACCGGAACCTCACCGAAATACATAAGTGAGGTGGTCGCGTCCATTTAATGTTATGCAAAG